TGATTTAGAAGAATGTACCGAGCAAAGTAATGCTTGGATTAACATTCATTTAGTTGAATCAGTAACAGAAGATGATGAAGACAAAGACAGATGCTATGTCTATATGCAATCCCAAGACTTCTTCTATATTAATGAGAGCTCAGACTCTTTTATCAAAAGATATCAAGAGGCCTTATTCGGAACCGTTATAACAAGGTTCTACGATAAAACAAATAGGAATACTTAAGAAGCTCTCTCATAGTTGGTGGTTTTTGGTTTCACCCTCAGGTAAAAACTGGGGGTGTTTTATTACAAAAAAGCCCCTCGTAGAAACGAGAGGCTTACCTTTATTTCAAAAAAACACACAAACTACTTTTTCTTAAACTCTTGCATTGCGTAAGTTAACATACCAACCAAGGTTAACACATATAAGCTTCTAGTAACCCAATGCCATACAAGTGGATTAAACTCATTTACTATAAAAGCGAATGGTAAATAAACACCTGCAAACAAAACTAATAAATTAATTACAATTTCTTTGATATTTGTTTTCATAAGAATAAGTTAAAATGGCAAGTCCTTTTTTGGCTTACCGTCAGCTACCCAAGTGTCTAGTTCGATGTAGAAACCTGCCTCACCTGGTTTAGCATCCTTTTTGTTTTTAATAAGAATGTTAGCCCAACCATTATTAGTTGCTGCAAAGTCATTCATTTTCTTTAAATCATCAGGGCCGAAAGATACTTTCTTAAACTCCCCAAATGCTGTCTTCATTGTGAAAGACCTTCCTAGGAAAATCTTCTCTTTAGTTACTGCCATTGTTTTTTGTTTTATTTATTAAATACTATTGCTCTTTGATTCAGGCTTTGTAGCTGCTAAGATTTCTTTTAGCTTAGGCCTATGTTTCATATCTATTGCAAAGTCAATTAAGACTTGTTGTAAAAAGTCAAAAGTTTCCTGTGAGAAAACATCTTTGTTTTTCTTCACTGTTTTAGCCACTTTCAATTCCTTGTTTTCTAATTCTAATTCTTCCATTTTGTTTTGTTTTAACGGCCTTGACCTCGGTAAACCTTCGGCTTAGCACTATGTTTATTATATGATTTCTTTGCTCTTCCTCTTTTACGTTTTCCGAAGCAAACCTTTTTCGAATCGCCAGTCTTCACTTTCGCCATCAGTATATATTTTAACTATTATTGTTTCATCTCTAACCTGTTGGCATAGCATTGCAGTTCCTCCTGCCATTGATAGCTCTTCTAAGAACACCATTTGATCCGCAGATAATCTATCAGCAATGGCTTTTATCTCACAGCAAACAAAGTGACCATACTTTTTACTATAACCAATGATGTCAGGAACTCCTTTTCTACCTATAAAGGCTCTACCCCTAACAGCTAGGTTATTGTTCCTCCATACTTCGTTACCATTATCTTTAAGATACTCTAACATCATCTTTGTTAATTCACTTGCTGATTGGTATGCCATTACCAAAATTACAATATATTATTAATATACATTAATACCAGCGAATAAGTTCATCAGTTGGCATCTTAACATATTTTATTTTATCCTTTACTTTTATCTCACCTATTCTCCAATATCTTCTAGCCTTTACTCGTAAAAACTCTGCTCGTATAAAAACTATTCTATCTCTTAGGTCTAAGTTAAAAGCAAAGAACTCTACTCTTTCATCTGATATACCACTAGGTTTACCATCATTCTCATACTCTAGCAAAAAATAACCCTTCTTTAATGCTTCTGTTTGGTGTATAACTAAAACCTTAGTACTCTTAGCAAATATTCTTATAGCTTGGTAAGTACCATCTACAGCTTTGGCAGCTTCTATCTCAAACTTTCTTCTATTTCTATAGCCCTTGGACATAATCTTGGAAGGTCATTGTTTCAGGTAAAAATCTTAATGCTAGGTTTTTTGTAGCTCCGTGTCTATTTTTCTCCACCTTACAAACTACTAAATCATTAGGAGAATATTCTCTACCACCAATCTCTACTGACTCGGTTTGTTCGTAGTAGCCTGGTCGCATTAGCATTATCACAGCATCAGCATCTTGTTCTATTGATCCTGATTCTCTAAGGTCAGATAGCTGAGGCATCTTATCACCTCGTTCTTCTACTCTGCGTGATAATTGGGATAGGGCGATAATAGGTACTTCCAACTCTTTGGCAAGTGCTTTTAGGCTCCTACTAATGTAGGATACCTCTTGCTCTCGGTTTTGGTTTGACTTGCCAGTACCACTCATAAGTTGAAGGTAATCGATAAAGATAATCTTTATGCCATACTTCTGTTTAAGAATAGTTGCTTTGGCTCGTAGCTGGGTTACACTAATACCGCCCATATCCTCTATGTAGATGGGGGAAGTAAGTATCTTGTCGTCAGTTCGCATTAAGTGAACTTTTTCGTTATCGGTCAGTAAATTCATTCTAAGGCGTTTTAAGGGTAGTTCTGAGCTGATTGACTCTAACCTTTCAACTAACTGATTGGAGCTCATTTCGAGGCTAAAAATGGCCGTAGCGATGCCTCCTTGGATTGCTATGTGGTAGATACTAGAAAGCATAAAGGCAGTCTTACCCATTCCAGGTCTAGCAGCTATAATAACAAAGTCAGGATCTACCCAACCACAAAGAGTGTTATTAAGCTCCATAAAGCCTGTGTTTATGCCTAACAGCTGACCACTAACAGCAGCATCACGACCTTCGTTTAGCTGCATAATTATTTGGTCTATAGTCTTTTCGTATATATTACCGAACTCTTGTAGTCCTAAAAGTTGTTTACCAAACGTAGCTAAGGTATCATCAGTAGATTCAGCACCATCAAAGGCCGATACTTCCATTAGTCGGCCCAAGGTTGCTAACTTTCTACGCTTGTATAATTCTATTACTACCTCTATGTGGGTGTTTAGGTGAGCAGTAGATACGACACTATTCGTAATCTTTGATAGATATAAAGCCCCTACTTCTTCTGAATGTTTATTATCTATAAGTCGTTGAAACACAGTACTTAAGTCTATTTGTATGTTCTTATCATACATCTGCTTAATAGTTCTAAATATAAGTTGGTGCCTTAAATCGTAGAAGATTTCTTCGTTTAAATAGTTCACTACTAAAGGCAAAGCTCTTTTATCAAGTAAGATAGAGCCTAAGATGTTCTCTTCTAGCTCGAGGTTTTTAGGTAGGTTTATAACATCCATTATTTTATAAGTTTTATGTATATATCCTTGTATGGATATAATGCTACGATTTCATCGTTAATTAATAATACAATACTTCTACCTTGGAAGGCAATCTTATCTGCCATTATATGTTCCTGTATTGTTAAGTCGTTATTAAAAACTAAATATTTATTCATTACTTAAGCTTTATTTTAGTTGTTTGTGATACTTCAGTATTAAACTTTGATGAGTTTCTTTTCCAGGTTCTTACAGCTGCTTTCCAATCCTTCATAGGGTTTTTACCTACTAACCATCCGTTTGAATCATAATGATCTAAAAAATAAGAACTATCTAATGATATAAAACCAATTTCTTTAGCATACTCATTAACTTCACTAGCCGTAGGCCTTATAAACTTAGTATTCTTTATATATAGTTTAGAAGTATTAGTATTACTTATAGGGGCACTTTCACCGACATCGGTGTTTGTCGAAGTCGGTATATCATAAACTACGTGGTTCCATCCACTAAAGTGTCCTGAGTCATTAATAACCTTTACTGAAATGATATAACCTTTTTCCTGCAGCCCTTTAAAAACTCTATCAAGTGTACCTTTAGAACAACCTACTCTTTCGTGTAAAGTAGTTTTATAGATAACCCAATCGTGTCTAAGACTTAGTAAAAAAATAAGTAAACCTCTTTCTTCTAAGCTTAATCCAAAATTTCTGATAATCTCGTTATCAATAGAAGTAAATCTATCTACTGATTTACTTTTAATAATCATTCCTGTATTCATAACATAAAAAAAGGGCTTCGGAATCCAAGCTAGTCGCATTAGCTTTTCATCCTCCACCCTAAAAATCTTAAATGGATATGCGACATCCTACAACAAATATACTAAGATTTAGGTAGTATCCTAAAAGCCACTACTCTCTCTTTATCTAAGTGCTTAACCATAAACTTCTTTCTAGCAATAGGGTTTAATGACTCTCTAATGCTCTGTGCTGTCACTTTAGACTTCCTACTAGCTGCTGCTATAGATTTAAAATGAATCTCTTCCTTGTTGTCTATAAACACCATTCTTACTGGTATATTATTCTCCATCCCCTTTATCTCTTGACTCATATGGTTTAAAATGGTTTTTTAGCCCTTTTATAAATTGTTTGTTATTATACTTAAACTCTCTTTTAACAAAGAACTCTTCATCGATTTCACCTCCATCCATTGCGTTGGGATATACGAGTATGTCGTCATCGTAAAAGTTCCTAACCATACCTGTGTCGTATAGTACGACTTTCCAAACTGTGTTTGTATCGCTTCCGTAGTCGATCCAAGCGATTGCTTTTCCGTACCCAAGTGGAGTGTGAACATCTATTGTGTTTTTTAATTGATAAATCATTTTCTTATTAGTTCTTTAATTTCTATTAATGCCATTGCAGAGCAATAGACAACAATAAAAACTGGTACTGCAATAAAGAAAAATTTTAACATCCCTAATGTTGCTTTCATATTATTTCTTTAAGGATATTTTAAATGTGGTTGTAGATACTCTAGGTGCTGGGTGTACCATTTCGCCAGTCTCAGGATCAACCATAGCAGAAGTAATAGTTCTAAGCATCTTTTCTCTTTCTTTAAGAGCATACTTAAGTGATTCTACTTCGTTGTTAAGTTTAGTCCAAGCATAATCTTGGTCATAGATATACTTAACACCTGATTCTATCTTAGTAACCTCACTACCTAAGACATCAGCCTTGCCACCAGGGTACTTAGCTAATTCATCTACTACTAACTCTCTAAGCTCACTACGAACACCATCGAATAATTGTGCGATGGCATCCATACGAACTAATGTTTCTAATGCACTATCGCCTGTCTCTTTAAAGTGTTCTACAATAGTTGTCTTGATTAAGTCATTGTTAAACTTACTCGGTTCATAGGTAGATAGTTCTACTTTGGGTAAAAATATTTCTGTACTCATTATTTTTTTGTTTTACTTGTGAATGATTCTTTTTTAGACTTAAGCAACATAAGTAAGGCTTGGTCGCCATCTATGTACTGCTTGTATCCATAATATAAATCTACTAGCTCCTTGTTTTTTGTGCAGTCAGTAATCTGCTTAATTAATTCTACTCTATCAATTTCTACTTCTGCCATCTCTTCTACTTCTACCTCTTGTACGACAGGTTTTTTGGGTTCCTCTTTTGCAAAGTCCATCTCTTCAGCAGGTGTAGCCTCGAATCCTGCT